CAACTGTTTGCAAGTGGTGAGAACCTTGGTACTGCTCAAGCAGGTTCTTCCAGTGTGACAACAAACGGTCAGTGGTATTATACAGATGATGTGTGTTATTATTACAATTCTGTAAACAACCCAAATGATCTACTTATGGAATCAGGAGAAGATTGGGGTGATATTAGAACACGATACATATCCAATGCTTCTAAGTATCTTGACTCGATGCTTGATTCGATGTTACCGAGGGAACAATTTAAAGACCAAGATGGCAATTATGACTACATCATAGTGAGGACAACCGCCTTACTTGCTTGTAGTTTTTTAATTCGCTCTTCCGATCCCACCTCTGAGATAGCAGATGCCTTATGGGGGGAAGCTGATAAGAATATTGCTTCATTGAATGAAGGGAAGACTAAACTATCTTGGCAAACAACTGGTGATGCCTCAAAAGGTGTAATCCGTGAAGGTTCTGTGTCTGGTTCTGTAAGAATAGTAGATACAAAGGGTTTATATGCAGGTGTGTATGATAGAATCGGAGTAAAGATAACTACGGCTGGTGTTTTAGGTACTGCTGTATATTCTTATTGGGCAGGGGACTCAACCAACCTTGGAGCAGAGAGAATGAATAACTCAGCATCTTCTACTTTTAGTGATACCATAAATGGTACATATCAACCAATAGGTAACGGGTTGTATGTAAGATTTGCAGGGGATACTGGTGATAGTGCCACATTAAATGATTATTGGGAGATTGAGGTGATTGGTAAATCTGAGACAGTAGATTTGGGATACCCACGAAGCGTTAGTATGACCAGAAGATGATTACATTTGTAAACATCTGGGAGACAAAGATTTTAGATACCATACGAACTTTTTTAAATAATGAGTTTGCTGGTACAATCCCTATCTATACAGGGGATTTTAAAGATATGGGAAGCCAATCAATTAGATTGCAACCAATAGGTAGCACTTCTGTTGATAGGATGGCGAGTGCAGAATTAAGGGAGTATATACTTGATGTATCATACACCTTTAAAGAGAAGAGTGTTAAGAAAGATACTTGGGAACACATAATGAGACAAGTATCCCACATAGAGGCATTGTTCTTTAGTAATATGAATAACACATTCTTTGATGGTGTGTTACAGGACAGTCGAATAAACGATAGGACAGAAGAAGAAGCTGGTGTCGATGGACTGAATGTTATTAGATGGGAATGGCGTGGTAAATATTTAGGTAATATAACATAGGAAAGTAATAAGGATTACTATGAAAATAAAAAACAAAGGTTCAAAGTTGCCAAATTGTTGGAAGTCCTGCGGGGCTTCTTTTGAAGATTGGCAAGAACTACAATCGGGAAAAGAGATAGAAGTCTCTTCAGTCCCAGAATCAATAAAACATTTGGTTGAGGTCACAAAATCTCCATCAATAAAAGGAGATAAATAATGCCTGTAGCACACGCATTTTCACCAAAAGAGTGGAAAGTTGGAATTGTATCAGATGCAACTAACGCAGGAGCAACTGGTATCGGGTCAACCATGTATCAATTAGATGTGGATTCAATCGGATTCCCATCATTAAATGTAAACCAAAAGTTAGATGTACGGAGTGGGGCAGGAAGAACATTCAAAGATGAAGACTTTTTCCAAGACAACGTAATGAGAGCAGTGGAAATCTCTTTATCAGGGACACTCCATAATGATGCAGGGCATAAATTGCTTGCACAGAATATCTGTAACGATGCCTCAGGTGACATTGCAGTAGCAACTGGGTCTAATACCGAGTTAAGTCAAAAGTATGGGGCTGCTGTGCTTAATGCAGCTTCCTCCCTGACTGTTGTTATGCAACCGTCAGATACTACCAACCAACAGGGACTTGAGTTCTTTGGTTGTGTGGTAACGGCTTTCTCAATCACAGCAGAAGGTAGTGCCGATGGTGGTCAATACAAATGGTCAGCAACATTGCAGACTGGTAAGAAACCAGATTTAGCATCAACAGCTTCGCCAACTATAACGGCATACGCCAATACAACTATACCATTACTATCCAGCTCATCTGGGCATAAGGTATTTAATGCCAATGTTATACTTTCATCTTTCACGACATCTATCGAAAGCCCCGCAGTATTCACTGGTGTGGCTTCTGATGGTTATCAAGTAGTTAGTCGTGGAGCAGAAATCAGTGTGACAGCAGATGCACAAGTTAAATATGATGGCAATACAAAGGGTTTTGTCAATAGCTTCGATGTGCAGACAGGAACAACATTAGCTACTCAAATAAGTTCTGGAAATATGCTTGTTATTACAAACAATAACGCCTTTGGTGTGGATATGCAGAATGGCGTTTTCACAAACGTAGCCCTCGCAGAAGGTGATTTAATGATGCTTGATTGCTCTATTAAAGCAGTGGATGATGGCTCAACTGCCTTAGTAACCTTTGATGTGAGTGCTTAATGAAGGACTTTAAGGTCAAAGACAAATCTGTGAAGATCAAGGAGATGTCAGTAGATGATATTGACTTCTGCAATGATGTGCCACAGATGCGGTATGAAGGCGATCAGGTTGTTGCTATCACTAACTTGTCTAAGGCAAGGACATCATGGATTCGTAGAGGTGTTGAAGGGGCTGATGACAAGTTCATCAAGTCTCTTTCTGAGGATGAAAAAAATGAGTTATCTCTGGCAGTCCAAGAATTTCAACGCTTGGGGGAATAGACTCCCTTACATTAGAAGCGAATTTTCTCATAGAGGAACAATGTGAGGGGTGTAGGTTCCATACTTACCCCTATGAGGCTCAAATACCCGTCTTAATCGACGGAAAGTACAGTATGCGTACATTGACCTCAGATAAAGATGTCCATGACGTAATAACCCTCATTATTGAGGAGACCAAGGAAGTCAATTTAAAGGGTGGCAGTTTCAATATCGGAGAATCGGTAATGGCACAGCTACCCTTTTTCGCTTGTAATAATATCTTACTCGACAGAGAATCACAAAAGGACATAGCAAGATTTGTATACTCAAGAGATTTCAATATCTCACCGTATGAAGGAAGCTACGGAGAACAACCTGCCAAATGGGTGGCAAAAGCATTCCTATTAAAAAGTTTGTTAGAAAGACAGAAATCGAAAGCAATGAAACATGGCACTACCTAATACAATAGAAATAAAATTTAAAGGCGATAGTACGGCATTAACCAGTGCAATCAAATCGTTAGATAAAGCAACCAAGTCACTTATAAACTCACAAGCAAAGCTCGTAGATAAGGAACGTAAGGGTAGTTCTGTAAAGGATAAACATAAGAAGCAGGTAGAGGCTTTAATAATTAGTGTAAAAGCCCTTGGTGGTCAATGGTCTAAGAACTCAACATTATTGAGCTTGCATAGGAAAGCCTTAAAAGGTGATAAGGTTGCAATGCAACAACTCCGAAATGAGACAAGAAAGTATATAACTACATTAGGAATGACTAAGAAGGGGATGCTCGACACTGCACATTCCACCCGCATACTTGGTGGCTCTTTTGCTGTCTTAAGGTCAAAACTTCTAATTATAGCGTTTGCAATAATGCTTGTAAAGAATAGTATCGGTAAACTCGTTACGGCACAAGGTGAACAAGAACTCGCTGAAAAGAAATTGGCATCTTCTATAGGTAGGCGTTCAACTGAATTATTAAAATTTGCCTCTATTCAACAAAAGGTAACTGCATTTGGTGATGAGGAGACTATTACTGCTATGTCTCTAATCGGTGCATATACAGATAACGAAGAGGCTATTAAGAAATTAACGGTTGCATCTATGGATTTAGCATCCGCTAAAGGGATGGATTTGGCAACAGCTACCGATCTGGTTGCGAAGAGTGTTTTTAGTTCTACAAATGCCCTATCGAGATACGGTGTTACAGTTGAGGGTAATGTTGGTTCGACTGACAGACTTAATATGGCAACAGAATCTCTTGCTAAGATGTATGGGGGACAAGCAAAAGCACAAGCCGAAACAATGACCAATCAATTAAAAAGTGCTGGGAATGCTGTTGGAGACACCGCAGAAGCGGTTGGGAGATTCCTATCACCAGCTATTATAAGAATAGCAAAAAACTTTAGAGGTGCTTCTGAGGCTGTAACATCTTATCTCGACCAATTAAGACTATCTAATACGGAATTAAAGGGAATAGTAGACACAGAGAAAAGAGAAGCTATATTACTTGCTAAGATTACAAAAGCAAAGAAAGAATTGGCAATATTTGAAGATGGTACGGTAGCTGGTTCCGTTCTCGCCATCGAAAAGAGAGAGGAACTAATTGCACTCGAAGATCAACTTGCATTAAATCAATTAGGTAATATCTTTGTGTTTACCAAAGCACAAAAAGAGCATATTGCGAGGCTTGATGCTCAAATTGAGCGAAATCTTGAAATGGTTAGGGTTAAAGTTCAGCTTGGAGAATTGCAAGAGGTTGAAGTCGCTAAGATTAAAGGAATATCAAATTCCTATGATTTCTTAGATAGTTCTCAAAATGCAGTTGTGAGTGGGGTACAGAATTTGAGTAAGAATATGACTGATGCAATATTAAATGCCCAAAATATGAAGGATGCGTTTGTTAATTCGATAAAGGCAATGGCATCGGAAATACTATCACAAGCTGTGGTATTTGGGATGCTAAATCTTTTTACAGGGGGAACCTTTGGTGCAGGGAAGTCTTTCTTAGATTTTGCCTTTGGACACGATGGCGGTGATGTTACTGCGAGTGGGATTAAAAGATTTCACTCTGGCGGATTCATAGGTAACGGTGAGGACAATATAAGGAGACTCCACTCTGGTGGATTAGCTAACGATGAAGTCCCTGCGGTCTTACAGCAAGGAGAATTTGTCCTATCTAAACAAGCTGTAGATACAATAGGGCTTGGGGCAGTGCGGTCTATGAATGAAGGAGGTGGAGGTGCAGTAACCAATGTCTACATACAGGGTGGTATTGTCCAAGAGGATTATGTTACCAATGAACTCCTACCTGCAATTAATAAAGCGAGAGCATTAGCATAGTGTTAGCCTTCGATACAGGTCTAAGTAATGCTCTTGAGACTCATTCTACAGAATCATTCTGGGTATTGAAGTTATTTTATAACGATGATACCTCAGCTTCTAACTTCATTGGAGTGTCCGATAAAGATAGGGTAGATGGTTCTGATACATACTATGGGGTAGTTTCCAGTTGGGGTGGATTAAGCCATTCATTAGACTTCTTTAACTTTACAACTTCATTAATGAATATGTCTGTAAAATTAATTAATACAGATAATACAATAGAAGGTGGTAGATTTTCTGATCTGCTCTCAACAAATAATTTTGCCAATCGTAAGTGGGAATTATTCCAGAATACTGGCAGGGCTGGTACTTATGATACATCCACAAGGATGATAGGAACAGGTGTTATCTCTGGTGATTTTTCTTATGGCTCAAAGAGTATCTCATTGAAGTTATTAGATTATACCTCTAAATATAATAAGCAACTGCCCACAGCTACAGTTACTTCTGCTACCTATCCCAATGCCCCCGAAAAGAATATTGGCAAACCAATCCCA